TTTACTTGCTGATAAAATAATCGTATCGTACTTATCAATCGGAAACGTTCTGCATTTGACTTCCATCCAGAATGAAACTTCTTTTGATTCGCACCAATAGTCCAGTCCATAACTTACCGGTAACTTATTGCATCTGACATTCCAGAGGCCTTCAATAAAACCAGCGACACGTTCTTCACGTTTTTGATCGTTGATTGTTTCCATCTTAGGTTTAGGTGTTTCCATCTAACTCTCCTTTCTTAAATGTAATTCTGACAATATATTTACGAATGATTGCAATCAAAGTAAATACAGTCGTTTGGATTATCGAGGTGGTCAACAAAGTAACTTCTAGATACTTGCAGACATTTAAAACGATATAAGATACTGGCAAAGCAATTATTATTCCTACAGCAACATCGCTGAGGCTTTCCTTCATCGCGTATCGATCAATCTTCATCAAAAAATTCAGGATCAATCGCAACAATACGTTTTGTTGGTCGACCTGTTCCTTTGGCTCGCATATCCTTTTCTTGTATTTCGCCTGAGTTCTTCAAGCGTTCAATAATCTCTTTAACTTCGTAGGACTTCATTGATCTAAATATCTCACGTCGATCAATATCTCTTTTTGAAATACCCCAATCGCCTTGACTACGAATGAAGTTAAGTATTTGTTTGATACGTCCTTCCATTTCTGAACCTGCAACTTTATCTCTACAGTTTTCTATCAATACTTGATCGTAGTAATTAACGTAATCAATTGCCCAACGAGTTACATCAGCGTTGATTTGTTTTGCATTACGATCATCGGCTAGGGCACATATCAAAGCCAAACGCATTGACTTCTCGCGCGTTCTTGATAACAACACTTCCAAGCCTTCTTTTTCTAATTTGTTTTGTTGGTCAACAAGATCGTAAGCTAAACGCTCAAGTAAACTTTTACTTTCGTCTGAGAATGGAACAACACGTTGTTTAAAATCGATCTCTGCATTGTTCATTGATATTTGTTCCATTTCATTTTTAGCTTGGCGAACATGTTGCACCCAATCCGTTGTTGATCTTGGAGGCTCTACAAATGGCTTCATCTTACCTACGGTTCTTGGCAGATGTGATTCAGTTACGATAAATCTATTGAGGAATCCGTCAACGATACGACCGGTTGAGAGCGCACCGTAGAAATTCTTTGGCACGCTCATACCGACCAACGTTATTGCAGGTTTGATAGTTGACCTATCTAGCACTTCTTTTTGTTGTTTCTGCGTCAACGTCATCATCGAATAGTTGTCAGGGCGTAATACACCATGACATCTTCCCCATGTCTCCATAAGAACTTGTAAAGCATCTTCTTTGTTTGAATTACTTGCATTAGAAATACTTTCAAGTCTTTTACCAAATTCGTCCATTACTGTTATATGTGCTGGCTTGTGTCTAAGCAAAGAGTAAATAGCACCGCTTGATGTATAGCCATCTCCTGCCAATAAATCTATTTGTTCAGCTTTATCAAGAATGGCTTCTATAACTGTCTTAACATTTTCTTTTCCTTGCCCTGATTTAGCGATACACATAAAGAACAAAGATGAAAAGTTGTTCATATCTGTTTTATATATTCTTCCCAAAGCAACAGACGCTAACGCAAGTGAGGCTTGTAAATTAATTGCAGGCTGAGATATTTGCGCTATGTCTTCTGCATAGTTATAAACGTCACTTATAATTCCTGGTGGCTTATATAAATCATTTGGCTCAACGATATCGACTTGTTTAGATATGTATGCAGGAGCTTGTTGGTTTTTCCTTTCGTGAGTTTTTTGAATGCTATTAACGGTGGTTTGTATTTCTGATTGAGGAAGTGGTGGATCGTTTTGTTCGTTCCAAGAATTTACAAAGAAGTGAACGAAATCTAAATTAAGGTTTTTAGCAATTAAGTATCCTGCTAATCTTGCGGCTTGATCATTTCTTGATCCTTCAGTTACGCCGTCAAGCGAAAGGGGAGTTGATATGGGTTTTCCATTTACTTTCTCTGCCCCCGTAATCTTTACCCAAAGATCTTTGGTAAAGTCAGGAAGGTCTTCTATCTCATTGAGTTCCCAATCATGGATGATTGTGGGTTCATAAATGGCTCCTGTTGCATGTATATTATGTGGTGCAACGATTAGCCCGCCAACTCCCCTAATATCAATTAATTTATCAGGATCGTGATCTTGACCTCTTCTAGCTACATAAGTAGTAAAGTTTTCAGGGTTATTGTAATAGTAGTGAACGCCTTTACCAGTGGCTACTTTAAAAGGTGTTACAGGTAAATTATTGTCTGCCCAATTCACCGCTTCAGGTGTATCAGCATCTACAACAATAAATTTTCCGGTAACAAGAGCTACTACTAAATCGTTTCTCCCCTTGAACCATTTCTCAATTTCTGCAGTCGTTGGCTGAGTCTGTTGAAATCTTTGCCAACCGCCTAACTCTTTTGGTGGTACTTTATTTGCTCTTAATAAAGGTACAACACTAATGCCTTCTTCATGGTAGGCAAGAGCTAAGTCCAACGCAGAATCTTGCGCTGTTACATTTATATGAAACACTATTAACTCGTTTCTTCAAGTGGTCCATAGATAGATTCAAAGTCAAGCTTACCTCCAGACGCTTGTATTATTTTTTTTGCTTGTTTAATAGAAGGCTGACGTAAACCATACCTCCACGATTTTGTTGTTGCTGGTGAGCAACCGAATAATTCAGCCGCTGGCTCGGTGCCAATGAACTCAATATATTCTTTAAGAGTATATCTCTTCACTTCTCTCTCCTTGTATTGTGGTTCTAATTTCTGACTGAGAAATACTGAAAGCTCTTTTTCTGATAAAGTAATTGTTCTCCACAGATAGTTTACTTTCCATTGATCTGTGTGTACTTCGTTCATGTGATACAACCCGTTAATTATTTTGTTGTCACATATTGTAATTGTAAAAAATATAAAATAAAATACCTTTTATAAAAAAAAGGAGAAGATATATGTCAAATATATTAGATAGAATTGCCTCTCCAAGTGATCTTGTTCAAATGCAAGGAGCTAAGATTCTTGTATTTGGAGCATCTGGAGCAGGTAAAACCACGCTTTGCGCAACCGCGCCAGGCAAAACTCTCATCATCAGTATGGAAGCTGGTCTTTTATCCATCAAGGATAAAGACAATGTGACCGCTATTGAGGTAAAGGAAGCATCAGAGATCGAGGAGATCGCTCAACTATTGGAGAGCGGTAAACTTGATTATGATACTGTCTGCCTAGATAGTGTTACTGAGATGTCAGAAATACTTTTGGCTTCTGAAAAAGCTAGAAGTAAAGACCCAAGACGTGCATATGGAGAGGTCATTGAAGTAATGACTCGAACCATGCGTAGGTTCAGGGATCTGAAGATTCACGTTATCTTTGTCGCTAAAGAGGATAAGATTCGTGATGAGCAAACCGGTGTGTTTCATCATCAACCAATGATGGTAGGTGCGAAGTTACCGGTGCAAATTCCTTACTTCTTTGATGAGGTATTGGCCTTAAGAACCTTTACTGAAGAAAATGAAGAAGGTAAAAAGATTATCAATAGATGGTTGCAAACCACTATTGGTGATAATTATACCGCTAAGGATAGGAGTGGTAAGTTAGAAACTTTTGAAGAGCCTAACTTAACACATGTCATTAATAAACTTGGATTTACAATAGGAGACTAATATGAGCGATTTTGCAGATGTCAAGTTTGATTTCAGTGATGATAATAGCAACACATATATACCCGAGGGCGATTATACGACTGAGATAATTAAATGCGAAAAGACTACGTCTAAAGCAGGTAATGATTATCTCGCACTTGAAGTTAAGGTTGTTGGTGAAAAATACAACGGCTGGATAGCAAGAAATAATTTTAACCTTTGGTATACCAACAGCGATGCTGAAAAGCAGGATGTGGTTAGAGAGATTGCTGCAAAGCAATTTTCAAAACTACTCAAAGCATTAAACATGGATAAAAATCCACCGGCTAATGCAACTGAGCTTGTTGGTCTAAAGGTTATTTCTTCACTTGGTATTGAGGAAAGCAATAACGAGGAATACCCTGATAGAAATAATATCACTGGGTTTTCGTCCGTTACTGGCGAATCTTCAACACCCCCTAAAGTTGCAGAGGATGCACCTGATTGGGTTGAGGAATCAAAACCAGCTAAGCCTAGCTTAGGCTAATCATAAGGTGCGCTAGGGCGCCTCAAGAGTCCGTTTCCCCCTGATGTTTCAGGACTCACCTAGACTTCTAGTGAATTGTTAAACTAACTAATTGGAGTGGATCGTATTCAGATATGTCTACGACTTTGGCTGGATAATAACTGTCGCTATCTTCCATTGATTTGAGTGCGGTAAAAAACTTTGCGGTATCTTTATCTGGAGCTTTCATTATGATGGCTTTCAGCTCGTTATCTGTTTCGTAACAGCATATGTATTTTTTTAAATTTTCAAACATTAATCATCTTCCTTAATAAATCCATTTACATATAAAGCAATAATCGCATAGTGGATGATCTTCATCAGATCCTCGTTTGCTTTGCCTTTCTTTTTACCAAAACGCATTGCGTATTTCATTACATTGCCAACAGCAAATCCTTCTCCATGACCGCTATCGATTATCATATCAGTTGCCTGATACTTACCGTTGGCGTAATGCTGGCTATAAGTTTGGTCGATATAGTTTTCAACCGCTTTAAGAATCTCGTCTTCTTTAAACTTATAATTGATCATAGCACTAAATCTACAATATTGGGGCTGTTGTAGATAGATAAATGGCCGCCTTTTCCATGATTCGCATACTCTTCAAGGAATCCGGACATCTTATCCCAACCTTGCTCCATAAGTTCTTCAGTCATTCTGAATACTTTTGAGGCATACGGCGCTTTCTTTTCTTGAGCTACAAAAACAAATTCTCTTACTTTGAATCCAGCTTTTTCCATACCTCTTTTATACCAAGCCGCTTGCATGTCATAACCATACTTACGTACTGATCCTGCAAATTCTTTTGGATGACAGCTTTGAGTTGTTTTGTAATCAACAACGACAATATCATTATCTCCGTAAGGTTTTTGTACCGGCGGACAGATAACATCTGGACGACACTTACAAAGCACATCGCCTTCATACCAATAAAAACTAGCTTCTGCAACTTTGCCTTCTGGGTCTAAATACATACGACCTTCTTCGATCATATTGTCATTCATCGCTTTGATGTCCTTCATCTCCGCTTCTTTGATAACAGTCAGACCCCTTTCTTCGTATTCTTTTTTAAGTTCTTTATTTGCGTTGGTATAAGGTGATCCAGCAATTACCGCAACGGTATTGTTGAATTCATCTTCACCCTCTACTAATAACGCATGAGCCGCCGTACCAAAATTCATAGCAGGCGTGGTTTCTTGCACGTGTTCAACAGCGTGTAATTGAGATCGACCAAACGATCTAATATAACTACTGCTGAGTCCTGGCCCTGCATGGTAGACGGAGTTGGGTATATCTCCGAAAACAAAGCAATCGCCTTTTTGCTCAAACTTATAATCTTTTAATTCTTCAATCTGCATATTTGTACCTCGGTTTTAAAACCAATATTACTTTTTCTGAAATCATCGGCTCTGGCCAATACTTCAAATGTTTATACAAAGACAGCATATTATTTTTCACACTATCTTCTTTATATATGGGCTCTCCTATCTTTTTCCAGAACTTAACTATCTCTCGATACTCTTCTCTGTTACCTACAAACGCAACATCTAAATCTGTTCCGTTGTAAGGTAGATAGACTAACCCCCCTAAATGTTTTCTGAACGGATAAAAACTTATTGGCTTTCCTATCTCCATAAATGATTTACCACATTCGGAAACTTACCGCTGAAGTCGACCTTGATCGCTCCTGGCTGATTTATTTCTGTTTGTCTGAATAACGCCTCGTCAACTGTTCTTGGAGGCGATCTGCGCAGGCTTTCACCGCTTACGACTCTGTTCCACCACGCTACCGCTTTATCCCTCGCATATCCGGTATGTTCAAAACAAACATATTCGCTGATTATTTTTCTTGGGGTTTTATAGCTGACTTTTAGTACAGGTATGTTCTTGGCTTTTGAAAGATGATGAGCAACCCACATATCCAAAACAGGTATTTCGTATTTCTCTTTTTTCTTTTGTTTGGAAATAATATCCAGCTGAGATGCAACTAAATCTAATTGGATCTTCCGCATTGGAAACTCGTAACCACAATCTGGACATTTCGTTGCCGCTTTAGGCACATACGAATTACATTCTTTGCATGATTTAACAAGCATCTCGCCTGTCTTTTTGCGCTTACCTTTTTGATTGGGCTTGATTTGATTGACAGGGCCATGACGCTCAATATTCTTTGCAAAGTCCAAAACCAAACAGTTCTCTTTGCCTTCTGCTGTTCGCATACCACGCCCCATCATTTGGACGTATAAGCCGGGGCTTAAAGTGGGGCGTAGCATAACGATCATATCGGTATTAGGTGCATCAAATCCTGTTGTTAAAACATCACAATTAACTAAGGCTCTGATCTTGCCTGCTTTGTAATCAGATATTAATTGATCTCTCTCTGTTGGACTTGTATCACCGGTCACGACTCTCGCGCTGACATTACTGAAATTTAACATTCTGCAGACCATTTCAGCATGAGATATGCCAGCGCAAAAGATCAACCATTGTTTTCTGTTTTGTCCTTTGGTTAAAACTTCTTGCATTGCTTTTTGCGTTCTACCTGAATCGTTCATCTTCTTTTGTAGATCGCTGGTAACAAACTCTCCCCCGCGCATCGGAACGTCATCAACCTCGTATTCAGTATCCATACACTTTGTTACTAAGGGTGATAAATAACCGTCGTCGATCAAGCGAATAAAATTCTCACCGCTGCCAAAGTCGATCACGATATCGTCAAAGATAGCGCCTTCTCCCTCTGTCAGCATTCCAGAATTTAATCTATACGGAGTAGCAGTAAAACCGACGACGGTTAAATTTGGATTCTTTTCGCGTAAGGCGACGATGAGAGAACGATACATTCCCTCACCGTCTTTAGGAACAAGATGAGCTTCATCGATCAACAATAGATCAAATGGAGGGAGGTACTCAACCTTGTTCCAAACCGATTGCAATTGGGCATAGATAATATCGTTATCGGTATCTCGACGGCCTAAACTGTTGCCGTACATTCCAATATCGCCTTCCCAAACTTGCTCTAACTTCTCGTAGTTTTGAAAAAGTATTTCTTTAACATGCGAAACAATTAACGCTTTTGAATTTTTTTGCTGGTTCATATGCCGTACAAATTCAGCAATCACATGTGACTTACCTGAACCTGTTGGCATAACCACAAGAGGATTATCTGTTTCTATTGCAACATAGTTTTCTAACGCATCAAGCGCCTCTTGTTGATAATCTCTAAGTGGCATATTTAAAAACTCATTTCAATTTAAAAATGTTTTTGGCTACTGAATTCAATTGTTGATATTCAGAGCGCTTTGCCCACCAATCTTTTCCATCTAAATCTTGTATGCGTATGTATTTAATTTTAGGTAATTGTTCTGGATCAAACCAACCGCAAGGGTAATTAATCATAGTTACGCTCCTGGAGGTGGTGGTTCATTGAAGATGATCCCCCACAAAACGAATCCGGCGATAATTAAAAGAATAATATCTATCATTTGCCTTGACCTCTGTATGCTTTAAAGTTTCTTTTTTTGTTTTTATTCATATTGGCGAAACCTATATTTTTTCTACCAATACTTGTTCGTTTACCACGCCCACTGGTCGCAGGGGTGTGGGTTGTTTTAGTCCACGTCTTTGGCATCTTTTCTCCTAGGTGGGTTAATTAATTCAAAATAAAATCGTTTCTCGTTGATTGCATCAGCAACAATCTCCATCAATTCTTCGGTTGTTTGCTTCTCACCAAACACATCTTCGTCAGTCATTACGACTAACTTCATTACTTGTTTATGTTTGTATTTATTTTTCGTCATACCTTATTTCAGCTTCTCCGGTTATATATTCTTCAATCTCGTATAAAGTGTCATACAAA